ACCATCTCATGTGTCTTCGGGTCACGGTAGCCGATAAGGTCGATGTTGGCATAGACAGCCGCCTTTGCCTCGTCGAATGTCTTGCCCTTTGACATGGCGCCATTAATTGCTTCCTGGATGAAGCTCTTCGCGCTGTCGGAGATGCGGTTGGTGAACTGCGTCCCGCCCATAACAGCGTCAGGATTGACAATCATTGTCTTCTTGAGCACCTTGTCCGGAAGCTCCATGTAGAGCGGCGTGGCGTTGCGCGCCATTCCGGTCAGGCGGTAGCCTGCGTCAAGCCCGGGAGCGCTGTCCCGGTTGCTTCCGATATGAATGCGGCATGATGTCGCGTCAATCTGCCCCGGGAAGCTGCTCTCAAGGAAAGCGGAAGCTTTCTCTGCGAATCCCCCGAAGCGTGGCGATGCATTAATTACTGACATATTCATTCACCTCCGTTTCCTATGTCGTTGACACTTCGGCGATTGCTGTTCTCACGTCGAAGCCGATGTTGATGAGCACGCCCTCGTTCTCAGGCTCAAGCTGCTCGATTGTTCCTACGAAAGTGCAGTCCGCGAGGACAGGAACGCCGTTGGTGTAGCTTGTCGGAACGGCAAGCACCGGAAGCCCTCCCGCGTTGCGTGCGAAGAGGCACATGTTACGTGTGATGTCGCTGAACACGCGCTTTGTCGAGCCCGTAGCGCCCGCGAAGCAGTCCTTATACCATACGAAGCCGCGCTTGATGAGCGTTCCCTTCATGTGAGGCATGATGCCGTTGTTGTAGCCGCTCACCTCGTTCATAGGGAATCCTGTCATGACGCCCTGCTCGTATTTCATTACGCCCGCGAAAACTGCGCCGAGCGCAGGCTTCGAGCCGTAAATCTTGGCATATTTGCCGGAAGCGAGGTCACGGTCATCGTACCATACGGCGTTGCCGAACGGAACGAACGGAAGACCGAGACCCGTCAGGTCACTTCCGAGAACCATCTCGGAATACGACGTCTCGATATGAGGAACGCTGTCGCCCAGCATGAGAACGCCGTTGGACTTATCGGTTCCTCTCCATACTCTCTGTCCTGTGACCGAAAGCTTTGCATTAGCTGATTCTGTCATAGTGTCTACCTCCTATCTGCCCCATGCGGCGAGCATGAGCTCCTCTTCGCTGTACTCAGAGGAAGAATCTTTCTGCTTTGCGTGCGCCTGTGCTTCCGGGACTACCCCGAGAGCCTTCCGTACGGCTTCCTCGACCATGCCTTTCACGGCACCGTCAAGGGCCTTGGCGACCGCGGCCTGGATAAGCTCGGCGCTGTCCTTCTGGGGAGCGTCCTTGGCATCCTTGCCGTCATCCTTCTTGCCTTCGTCTTTCTTGTTTTCAGGGTCGTTATCAGGCTTCTTCTCGTCCTTGCATGCGTCGTCCGCCTTGCCACAGCCGTCGCTGAGCATCTTCTCGACGACCTCCTTGGTCTTGGCCTCGTCGGCGTCCATGCACTTCCTGTACAGGCTGTCAATCGCGTCAGCGACCTTTCCCTTGGCCTCGGCATCGGCCGCGTCGAGCTCGGAAGCTCCGGTGATTGCGTCCGCCACCATTCCTACGAGGACGTTCTTCTCCTCGCTGTCCGTAAGGCGCGTCACATGGCGCATGACGCCAGCGACCTCGGCCTCGGTCTCATCGGCGGAAAGCCTGCCGCCCGCGATTTTCGCGGCACAGTCGAGGACAGACTTGCTGAGAACGAAGTCAGCCGTACCATCCTTGTTCTTTCCTATGCCGAACAATCTCAAGAATCCGTTCATGTTGAATCCTCCGTTTCCCTCTGACGAGGGTGATTTATCTGTCATACGGCTGACCGCCGCACCAGAATCCAATATCTTCGCCTGCCCTCCCGCGCGTCCCCGCGGGACGAGGGCCAGGTGGTTGACAGCCACGAAATCCACAACCTCAAAATCATACTTGGTGCTGTCGGAGACGACCCATACGGCGTCAAGCCCTATGGAGAGCTCCTTCTTGCCTTCCTTGTACTCCGCGAAGGCGCCCCTGTCGTCTATCACAAGGTCGTTCTCGACGTACACGTCACCGTCCTTGAGCGTCACGACCTCAGCCTGGCCTCCCACACGCCCTATCTCAAGGGAACGCACGTTGTCAGGGGTGACGTCGTCGTCAGGATGCCCGTTCACGAACGGTATGTAATTGAAGTCCTTGAGGTGCTTGACCACTGCCTCAGGCCTACGGTACACGCGGAAAACCTTTTTGTCCCTCGATGCCTCGGGCAGCTCCTTGAGAAGCTCCTGAGGCACCTCGTCGCGCGCGTACAGCTGCACGCCGGAGCGCAGCATCCTGCACTTCTTGACCGCGATGTACGGCTTGGACTCATCTATACCGGACAGGTCGGGAAGCTCTCCCTCAGTCCGGTCCAAAAGTTTGTGGATAATCATAATACACTCCTACCCCCTTAAGGCTCTTCTGTCAACAGGCTACTGCTGCGCCCGCTGCATGCGCTCGAAAGTCTTTCCCGACGATGACACCTTGTTGTGCTGTGCCTGCTCCAGGCGGCTGCCGTAGGAGTGCCCGCCCTTGCCGTCGTCCGATTTCGGTTTCTTTGCCGGGGCAGGAGATGAGGCTCCCGCTGACGCGGCCTCCTTCTGCGAAGCTATCTGCTCCCTCAGGAGCTCCATGTCGAGCTCGTGCTTCTCATCGGCCTGCCTGTCTAGCTTATCCTGCCGCGCCTTGAGCTCGTCTATCACGGTGTTGTCCACCGGAAGGTCCGTCTCGCCCACGTCCGAGGCTATCTTGAGCGCGATGTGCGCAGGCATGAGCCCTGACACCTCGTTGAAGTAGCCGTCCGCCATCTTCTTGAAGAAGTCCGCCTTCTTCTCGGCGTCGGTGAGCGCCGGATTGTCGAACTCTATGGTGGTGTAGGGCAGCGCCGCAAGCACGTCCCTGTCAACGCCCAGCGCGTCTATGACCACGAGGTTCATGACGTACCTGAGCTGGCTCTCCATATCCTTGTGTATATACTTGACCGACTCAAGCTGCTTCTCGAGCGCTCCCTCGGTGGTGTCGCCCGACGAAAAAGCGCCCCTCTCGCTCGAGAGTATAAGCTCCTCCGGAAGGTGCGCCCTCGCGCAGAAGTCCTGCCTTATGAGCCTCATCAGCTCCGGGACCTCCTTGAAGTCCCTCTGTATCGCCTGCAGGTTTCCTATCACGTCGAGGTTAATCGGGTCGTCCACGGTGCTCGAGTGCCTTACGCGGACCGTGTCCTGCTTCGCGACCTCGTCCAGGATGAGCTCACCCTCGGTCGCCATCACGCCATCCACGTTTATCGTGCGCGCGAGGAGCGACATCTGGTTAATCATCGTCGGAATCGTGGACATGACCGTCATATAGTTGAGTACGCTCTCGTACCACCCGTTCATGTCCGATATGCCCCATCCCATAGTCATGATGTTGCCGAGATACCCCGCCTGCGGGGCGGTCACGACGCGCGCGCACCGCTCGCCGGAGACGTCGCATCCCAGGAATGGTATGAAATATTTCTTCGGCGTGAGGAAATCCTCAGCCGTCGGGTTCCACTGCGGTATATGCACGGTGCTCCACCTGTCAAGGGTCACGAACCGTGATATGCAGCCCTTCCTGACTATCCCAGCCTTCATGAGAGCCGTCACCGGCAGGTGCATAGACAGGGGGGAGTCGTGGCGGAACATCGGGAACATGAGCGAGCCGCCGTACACGAGGCTCCAGTTGCACGCGCGGGCGATATGGTCCGCGAGCTCTAGCCTCTGCACGTTCTCGTCTATCCGCCTCAGCTGCTCAGGCGTGAGCCTCGGGTTCCTGATGCGCACGCCGTTCAGGAGAATGGACTGCGCCTTCTTCTTTATGATTATCTCAGGGATTCCTTTCTGCGAGTATATCGCGGATGCCTGCGCGGGCGAAATCCACACGTTCGGCACCGCCGTGACGCCGTGCGCCGGGTCCTTGCCGGGCATTCCCGCGCCGTTCACCATGTTGGCCGTGTACCCGTTGCCCCAGCCCGCGAACGCCCCCGGGGACGCCGGGACGCCCATGCCGGGCATTATGTCCGACACGCGCTGGATGAGCGTTCCCCCCGAATGCCAGCAGTTGAGCACCGCCGGGACAAGCCGCTCCTCGGCGTTTTTCCTCAGCTCGTCCGCGTCCACTACGGCGCCGTAATTTTTCCTGGCCGCCGTGAGCTCCGCGTCCGCTATCCTCTTTATGACCATGTCCAGCTTCGAGCACGGCATGGAGCGGAAGGACGCCGAGTCCCGCACGACGGTGACGTTGTCCCTGCGCCCCGCCGGGACGTCACAAGAGTTTATGATTTTCCATACTTCATTCCAAAGCGCCATACAAGGCCTCCTGTCTCACGGGGCGCGTCACATGTACGCGGTGCCCTCTATCTGGGTATATCCGGCTCCATTATAGCGCACCGGGGCGTCGTTGTCACCATCTTCCTCGAGACTCCGCCTGTAGCTCGCCAGGTGCTGCATGAGCCCTCCCCTGACGTCCCTGTACTCAGGCAGCACGAGCGCCATGTAGCTCGTGGCGTACCTAGCGCCGTCCAGCATGTGTATCGGGCTCGACTCACCGACACCCTTCGGAATCCTGTTGTTCTTGTCGCGGGTCGCCGTAGCGAGCGCATCTGCCACCGCCGACGCCTGCTTGGTTATCTTGACCCTGCCCGTGTAGCAGAGCTTGGAGAGCAGGAAGCAGCTGTCCTCAACGAGCGGGCTCTTGGAGCGGTGTATGATGTGTATGTCGTACGCCCGGAGCTCACGTGCGAACTGAGGGTACATGTCCTTGCTCGTGACGTCCGGCAGCCAGAATATGTCCTGGTACGGGAAGTCGTGCCTGTATACCTTCGGCGCGGCGGCTATGTCCGGGAAGTCGTACGACTTCACGCACCACATGACCCCGTCCCTCGACACCCACGCCGAGCCCCTCGAATAGCCGCAGTTATGCACAAGGATGCCGTTGGCGAAGAATTCATGCGCGTCCTCTACCTCGAGGTCATACACCTCGGCCTTTTCCCCTTGTCCACCCTGGTCGTTTCCAATAACTCTTATGCTCCGCGCAATATCTTGTCGTAGAAGTTCCTCTAACCTCTGCTCCACAAACGACACAAAACTTAACGCGGCCTCTGTCACCAGTCTGTCTGCCCGTCTTGACTCGCTGGAACGAGTCATGTTTGCACTGCCGACGCACGGCTTTCTTGCACTCAGGACAATACTGTGCAGTATTGATTTTTGCCTCAAAAGACCTTCCACAAACAACACAATGAACCGTGCAACGGAAGCATCCGTTATCCCACAGCTTCGTAATCTGCGCCGAACGATTATTCCAGTCACCAGCCTTGTGCGCAGGAACTTTGGCAGCCTCGCGCAAAGCCTTATGGATTCTGTTATGCTCTTCCGGTGAGACACAAACAAGGCTTTCAGGCCTGTTATCATTGAACCCGTTTTTGTGATGTACATGCCAACGCTTCGGAATCTCCCCATAAAACTTCCGATAAATATATCTATGAAGTTTCTCCATTCTTCTTCCGGTAATAAAGTAATTCCTGAGGTTGCCGTAGCTGAGGTCAAGGTACCTGTGCCATACAAAGCTGTCATAAGCGATGTCCTCAACCCTGCTAACCGTTCCATCCTCATGCCTAACCTCGCGTAGTCCGAGATACACCGCTCCGGCAGGCAGTAAAACTCTGTCGCGTCGCATAGCTGTCTGTCTCCTTCTGGCGTTATAGCCACATGGTCTTTGGTACCGAATAATACATTGTACCTGGACACAACTTTAACGCCTCTGGGGATGGTTGTCAATACCTTTCTAAATCCTTTTCTTGTAAGGACATAGTCACCAGGCCTGATGTCCTTTATCTGCACCTCGCCATTTATCGTCAAAATACGTGTGTCGCCCCTCAGACAGTTGATGTCCTGGCCCACGTACACGCGCTCTCCGGGCCTGAGCTCGAGGTCCATGTCAACGGGCACGAAGTTCCTGTCCCAGTCGAATCCCGGGACGACGCGCCCCTGCGCGACCGTGAGGAACTCGCCCTCCATGTACACCTTGCGCTCGGTCTCGGTGAAGTTCTTCCACAAATCCTCTATATAATCCCTCGGCAGGTACCAGTTGTCCTGAGTCCTGGCCCTCACGAGCACGAACGCCACCCCGTTCTTCTTGTACGACGAGTACAGGCGGTAGAACCCCTTCATGCCCTGCGCGGTCGACGCCGCCATGATGAACGGCGGCCTGTGCCCGGGCACCACCTGCCTGACGCGCTGGCTCAGCGACTTCATCGCCTCTATCATGACATTTTCTTCAAGTTCGTCAACCTCATCGGCCAGGGCAGCATGGACTGACTGGCCGAAAATCCGGGCAGGCTCGCACAGCTGCAGGAATATGACCTGGACGGTGCCGACGGTTATTATATGGTTCTTGGTGTCCTCGTGGTACGGCGTCTTTGATGCGTCGAGGTATGCCTTGAAATCTATCATGAACGTCTGCTCTAGGTGCGCGTAGGTGTACCCCGCGACGGCCAGCCGCACGCCGAGCCCTCCGTCGTCCTTCTCGCCGTCGTACTCGGAGATAAGCTCCAGCGCGGCTATGGCGAGGCTCCTGGTGTTGTGCGTGACTATGAAGTCCCGGCACAGGAAAAGGCCCCCGGGAGAGTCCACACGTATACAGCGCATGGGGAGCTTCTCCGGGAGTTTCTCGACCGAGTACACGGCGACCTTTGTATAGTCCCTCCTGTCGGGGCGCGGGAACGACGTCACGCGCGACAGCTTCCGGGGCAGGGAAAAAAGCCACGCCTTCCTCTCCTGCGAGGTGCTCACAATCACGTTGTAGCACGTGTTCTTTCCTTCGCGGACGTCCTCGGTTATGGTCGAGACTATCCCCATTGAGAGGAGCAGGTTCCTGACGTCCTCCGCGAGCCTCCTCGACGTCGTCGAGTAGCTCACATGCAGGCGGTTGGCGGACGAGTCCACCGACCCGTCCGTGTCGAACAGCCCCTGGAGGAGCTCCCTCCTCTGGTCCTCGCCGGACATGAGGTACTCCTCCGGTATATACTTATGTCCCGCCAGGCACCTGAGTCCCTCGGGGACCACGTCACTTGTCTTTATGTTATGCCCGTCCCGCCGGAACGTCCAGCTGTACGTGCACTTGTTTTTCCTGGGCTCCGCGCCGAGCCTCGACGCGACCTTCCTCACCTGCCACTCGTCCGCTGACGAGAGCGTGAGCGCGGGCAGCGTGAGGCAGCCGTTCCCTATGAGGCTCCCCAGGACATAGGGGTCGAGCGGGAGCTCCCTGTCGGGGTAGAAGCACACGGGAGAGGAGGGGACCCAGAACTTGGGCTTCCCGCCTGCCCTGGTGTAGCGCGGGTCGGGGCGCCTGACGCCCTTCCGGAGCATCTCGGAGAGCTCCATGACCCTATACCTGAGACCTCCGTGGCTGTAGTAGTACACGCCCCACAGGTGCTCGGCCGAGCATATCACGCTCCTGCCGTCGGACAGCGTGACGCGGTAAGCGTCGAGCAGCCCCTGCTCATACACGCCCAGGACCCTGACGGGCCGTCCACTGTCGTCGAACACCATGTCGCCCACCCTGATGTCCCCGAACTCCCTGAACCCGTCCGGCGTAGGAGTTATTTCCTTATAATACAAAGCCTTGCCCGCGCCGTAGCCTGCCAGGAGAAAGTGCCATCGCACCTCCGGAAAGTTTTTCGGGGACTGCAAGAAACGCTCCTGATGAGGCAGGAGAAGCACAGTTCCGCTGTTCATACGTCACCTCCGTAACTTCCGCCATTATACCCCCCGAGGAGCGTGCTGTCAACTGCCATAGCCGTAACCCGCAAAATACGTTATTTCTCCCTGAGGACGCCGTCCTCTCCCATGACCATGACGGGCTCGTCCGTTTCCGGGGCCTCCCCGTAGAGGGCCTCGGCCTCCTGCTTGCGCTTCCGCGCCTTGGCTGCCACGTCCTGCTCGTCCTCGCCCTTCATCGCCGCGAACGACGCGCCGTCGTCGCTGCTTCCCTCGTTGACCTCGACCTGCTTGAGATTCTCCATCTCCTCGCGCGTCAGCGCCGTGAAGAAAAAGTTGACCGCGCTCTCCTCGTTGTCCGAGCTGTCCTCGGCCGTGAGGCTCATGAGCTCGCGCCTCATCGACGCCGCCTTGAGCTGCATCGCGAGCGAGTCCTTGTCGGACGACTTTTTCCTCTTTCCCGAGCCGTCCCTTCCGGACGAGTCGTCCCATGCGTCCGCGTCGTCCCCGAGCCTCTGCGCCGCCTCGTATATGTCCTCTATCTCGTCAAGCTCGCGGAGGTACTTCTCCGCCCGTATGGCCCTCGTCTCCCTCACGAAAACGGGGTCCCTGAGTATCATCGCCCTCATCTTGCCCTGCACGCGCGAAGCGTCGAGGGCAAGCCCCTGGTTCAGGAGTTTCCTGTAACTTTCTATGACCCGGTCCCTCAGGACCTCGAATGAATCAGCCATGCCCGTATCTCCTTATACTGATAATAACACGTACGCAAAAATACGTCAATTTTCCCCGGAAAATATGAGTTCATCCGCACTTTACATACATATAAGCACAATATATAGCTATTTATTAAATACTTGTGTAAAAACTTTTGTGAAGCATTTTCCGCCAAAATCGCGCTTCTATAAGGGTCCCCCCACCCCCTCGGTTGCTTTCTGGTAACTGAGATCGTGAGGAAACTTTACAACGCAACATAATGGCAGTATGTTTCACGTGAAACATTTTACAATGTAACACCATGAACCGATAAGAACGTATAAATAAAAAATTATCGAATCAAACATAAAATAAAGACAGTTTTTCAATTTACTTAAATGTACTATACAAATATATAGTAATATAAGCGCAAATTGTGACACTGTAAAATAAAAAACGTGTATGACAAAATAAATACTTTTGTCTGGACTTTTTGGAGTTTTTGCGAAAAAGCGCAGAAAACAGGAAGAAAACGCGCCCTTTTTTACGGTTTTCATATTCTGTATTATATATAAACTATGTTTAGCAATTTCTGAAATTAAAAAAATAGTTTTATATCAAACTAAATCATAGTATTTTGTTGCTTTTGCAACAAAATCTCTTTATTTAATTATTTTCTATTTCTATGTTATGTATATATTTATATATATCTATACATAGTATATACAGTTAAACATTGTAATAAAATGTACTGGTATATATAGATTGTTGCAATTGCAACATAATTTTATTGCTTATTTTTCTTGACAAAAAAACTGTATTATGTATAATGATTCTTGTAATTCCTTTCTATAACTCTTTATATCTAAAAGAGTTGATAAAATCATCTACATAAAAATTAACAAAAGTATTAACGATGTAAAGGGGAAGAAGTGTTTTCAAAACTTGCAAAACATAGTTTATATATAATACAGAATATGAAAACTAATGAAATCATTGCGGTTTATTAGAAATCTGTCAAAAATCTCCAATGTTACACAAACTATATGATATAACTATGTATAGTATTTATTATATATTATTACGTCATATATAAGAAAAAACCGCCTTTTTCTGTTTAAAAATAAAAGGCGGTTTTAACCGCCTTTTCCTGTTTTATCTATTCAATTTTAAACTGTTCCTTGTGCGTAGCATTGTACAAGATGGTTTAGCGCAATGGGCGTTAATTTGACTACATCGGGATAAACTTCCTTTATGCGTTCGGCAAGTTTTCTTGCCATTCTCTGATTCTTTTTGCCCTCAGTTGTAGACGAATCGAACACAAGCGGAAAAGCGAGCGATTTTTGACACTCGAAAGCCGTTTGCGCTATATCGTGCGCTTGTGTCGTGTATCTCCATGCGATTCCGCTTGTTTGTGTCGCTTCAATCGCTTTTACATCCAGTTCCGTTGTGTCGGGCGTGTCGTCATCTGTAGGCGTGTCGCCTATGGGTTTTAACATTGCGTCAAGCGACAACACAAAAACGTTGTTTTTGTTGCCGTGTCTGTTTGAGTTGATCGATAAATCGACCAGTGCGGTTAAATCGTCAACCGTTGCGCCCGCTTTGTTTCGCTCTATCCTGTTTAAAGCCATCGCTTTAAGCGTGATACATGCGCCTTTTTCGTTGCCGTTGTTAGCCTGATAGATTTCATAAGCAAGCGTTAAGACTTCTCTAAAGTCTTCCTTTAACGCTCTTTTGTACCACTTGATACAACAGAATAAAATGTTTTCAGACAATCCGATTTTTTCACCTTCCATTAAAAAGCGTTCGTGAATGCGTTTTGTTTCTGTCTTGACTCTTGAGCAGTCCTTGTTTTTTGCCGTTCCTTGTGTTCGCTCTTTTGCGCATGGAATAAACCGCTCCTTATATTCAACTGGTGTTTTGTTGGTGTACTCGTACACCTTGCCGACACTCAAAAGGCGGTTAAGCTCTTTCATAACCGTATTTTGACATTCTACAGTAAAAATAGCTGTTTTTGCCTTCCACTGTAATGCTTTTGTGGCGTTTTTTTCTTTCCTAATTTCTTCTGTTGTAATAGTACGATGTTTCATATGTACCACCTCTTACGATTGCGCTTTTAGCGTCAATCTAATTTGATTTTAAACTCTCTATAGTAGATTTTAAGCCATAGGGCAAAATAAATCAATACTTTTATAAATTGTTTTTCTAAATTGTATTATTTTTATTTTATTGCTATGTATACATTTATTAAATGACACTGGTAAAAACAGAAAAATTTTTCAAAAATTTTTCTAAAAGTGTCCTTTTTCGTTTTTAATTTGCGCTTATATTAGCGCAAGCAAGAGCGCAAGCAAGAGCGCAAGCAAGAGCGCAACGGAAGTGGTACATATTGGACGATGAGTCCGGCGGTGGCAGCTGGTACAGGCTCGGAAGCGCATGGGAAGAGATTTCCGCATGGGAGTACGAGGAGGCGTAGCATGGATATA